CTTTCCCTCGCGCAAAAAGTAATTTTGGGCCTCTGAGCCCCAAGGAGAAATATGGAAAAATCAGATAACTTGAAGATCTTCGGATCTACGGACTACAAAGCGCTCACGGAATCGGAGCGTACAGTCTTCAAAAACGTGGTGAATACGCTCCAGGAGCAGGGACTTTTCCGCCCTGCGGACATTCCCGTGATCGCCGGCTACGCTCGGAACGTGGTGCTCGCCCGCGTCGCGTCCCGTGACGTCCAGCGTCTGGGCACCGTCATCGAGTTCAAGGATCGCGGCTTCACCAAATTCAAGACCAACCCGGCGGTGGACATCATGACTCGGGCGCAGGCCGCTTATGAAGCTACGGCCATCAAGCTCGGACTGACGCCCACCGGAAGGAAACGTCTGAAGGGCGAGGAGAAGATCAAGTCAGCATCGGAGGCATGGGATGAAAGGGAGGATTGAGCCATGAGATGCAAGTATTACCTGCCCTGGGTGGAGACATCCCGGGGAGAGATTGACGATGCCTGCGTGAATAACGAGAAGCGGACAATCAAACAATGCTGTTATTGTCAGGATCCGGAGAAGTGTCCTGAGTTCAAAGAGACGGAGAAGAAATGGTGACTAATTACGAGAGAGTCCAGACGTGGTGTTCCCGCTCCATGAACGGGGAGATCCCGACGTGTCTGATGGTCCGAAAGGCTATCGAGCGCTGGAAGCGGGATCTGGAGCGTCCGGATCTGTACTTCGACGAGCGGTCTTTCAACCGGTTTGTCCGCTTCGCCCGTGAGTTCAAGCATTTCAAGGGTCCGAAAGCGGGCGATCGCTTCGAGCCGGAGGACTGGCAGCTCTTCGTGATGGCCAATGTGATAGGCCTGAAGAGGCGTGAAACGGGTCTCCGGAAGTACAATTACGCTGACATCTACGTGCCCAGGAAGAATGGAAAGACCTTTTTAGCGGCCATATTCGCCGCCTATTTCCTACTGAAGGACGGTGAGGCGGGACCGGAGGTCTACACGGCGGCGGTCGATCAAGCGCAGGCGCGCCTGTGCTATGACGCCTCTGCCGAGCTCATCCGGCGGTCCATCTTCGCGGAGGACACCAAGCCCTACCAGTGGGGTATGAAGTCTCCAGGGAATGCCGGCGTCTTCAAGCCCCTGAGCAAGGACACCAAGAACAAGGACGGATTGAACATCTACGCCGCGATCTGTGACGAGAGGCACGCCTGGCCTTCGACGGAGATCTATGACGTTATCAAGACCGGCATGGGAGCCAGGACCCAGCCGATGCTCCTGTCCATCTCCACGGCGGGCGTCGATACCTCCTATCCCTACTTCTCGGACATCGAGGTCTACAAGGACATCCTCCTCGGAGTGAAGGAGAAGGACAACCATTTCCTGATGCTCTTCTGTCCTGACGAGGATGACCGCTGGGATGATCCGCAGACTTGGGCGAAGGTCAACCCCAACCTCGGCATTTCCTTGAGCATGGAGTACATGAGGGGGGAGTGTGACGAGGCGAGGATGAGAGGGGGGACGTACCTGGTAGCCTTCCAGACGAAAAACCTTAACATGTGGGTGGATGCTCCGGAGGTGTGGATTCCTGACGATGACGTCCAGGCCAATAACGCACCCTTCGACGAGTCCCAGCTCCTGGGAGCGGAGTGCTATGTCGGCATCGACCTCGCATCGAAGACGGACCTCACTGCCACGGCCTTCTTCTTCCCCAAGTTCAACGTGGCCCGCTTCGTCTTTACCCTCCCGGAGGCGAAGATCCAGGACAAGGGTCTGGAGGGGGACGTGGTGGACTATAGGCTCTGGCATGAGCAGGGCTGGATCACCGTCTCCCCTGGGAAGGTGCTGGACGAGGAGTGGTATCTCGCGCAGCTCTTCAATGAGATGTCGAAGTTCAATATCCGCTGCATCGCCTTCGACCCTTGGGGCATGTGGGATCTCAAGAACCGCTTCGGCAAGTACGAGCCCCGCCTTATGGAATACCAGCAAAGCATCCGATATATGTCGGTCCCGACGAAGGATCTCGAGGCGAGGGTGGCCCGTCATGAGCTGAACTTCCTCGGCAATCCCGTCATCCGCTGGATGTTCCGGAACGTGGTGATCTATCGGGATCCAAACGCCAACATCAAGCTCGACAAGGCCAGATCCAGGAACAAAATCGACGGCGTGGTGGCTCTTGTGGACGCCCTCGGAGGGTATCTTACGAAGACAGCCGGCAAGCGTCCTGCCTACTCGGATCACACCTTGAGGACCATCAAGCTGTGAAGAAGTAATTGATACACTTATTTTCCTGTAATTGATACACTTATAACGATTAAAATCCTTTCACGTTTGTGAGTTATTGTGCATCTTGCCACCGTGGATAAGAGCAATCATAAACGTATGGGTTTCAAGGCGCGGCTGCGTAACTGGCTGATCGGACCGACCAGCCAGTTGGGCAGCTACTTCGGACTTTACAACAACGGAATCGACGCCGGTGTCGTGGTCAACAGTGACACCGCTCTCCGTTTCACGGCGGTCTATGCCGCGATCAAGCTGCTGTCGGAGAACATCGCCGGACTCCCGAAGGACGTCCTGATGAAGACCGATGACGGCGGCTTCACCCCGGCTAAGGAGCACCCCGCATTCAAGTTGCTTTCGGGCAATCCCAATTCATACACGGATAGCTTCGCCTTCTGGTTCACGATCATTGCATGGCTGGAAGGAAAGGGCAACGCCTTCGCCATCATCAAGGTGAACAAGGGCAAGCCGGTGGAGCTGCATCAGGTCAATCCGGATTGGGTGAAGGTCTCTCTCACAGACGGACAGAAGACCTACGTGGTGAAGAGTCCAGATCCGGACTTCGCATTCCTGAACGGAACATACCTCGACCACGAGATGCTCCACTTCATGCTCTTCACCCTCAACGGCATTGTCGGCGTGGATCCTATCGTCTACAACGCCGCCGCCATCGGGGAGGGCATCGCCGCCCAGAAGTTCACCTCGGACTTCTACAGGACCGGCGGCGCCATTAAGGGTGTGATCGAGACGGACCAGGCTCTCGGCGATGACGATTATGAGCGCTTCATGGCTCATTACAACAGCTCGACGGGTAACTTCGAGACCCCGCTCCTGGAGTACGGTTTCAAGTACAAGAGCATCAGCATCTCTCCGGAGGCGTCGCAGCTCTTGCAGTCGAAGACCTTCTCGATCGATGACATCGCCAGGATCTTCGGCATCCCGCCTCACATGCTCGCCGAGATGAGTCACGCCACCTTCAGCAACATCGAGCAACAGAACATCTTCTTCGGATCGTACTCCCTGAGGCCTATCTGCAAGAGGATCGAGAAGCAGCTGGAGTCGAAGCTCTTCTTCGCCAAGGATGCGGAGAAGTATCACGTCAAGTTCGACCTCAACGGTCTGATGCGTGGCGATGCTACCGCCCGCGCAGGCTTCTATGAGAAGGGCATCAACGCCGGCTGGATGACTCCCAACGAGGCCCGAGAGCTGGAGGGCATGAGGCGTCTCCCCGGACTGGATGAGCCTCGCATACCACTGAATTACACAACCGTCGGTGACGACGAAAACAACGAATAGTTATGAGTATCATCAAGAAAGTTTTCCGCAACAACACCGCCGAGATCAGCGCTCCGACAGAGGGCACCGTGGCTAAGACGTCGATCGCCGTCACCGGCACCGTGGTCTTCTATAAGGACGGCACATGCGGTGTAGCGTACAAGAAAAGTTCTGCGGCCTCGTGGACGCATAAGGAGTCAAGCAGTCAGAACATCAGTATGTCCTTGACTTCTCTGACTGCTGGCACCGAGTACCAGATCAAACTCTATGTCCTGTATGCAGGCGAATACCAGTACGGTGAGGCCATTACCGTCACGACATTGGATGCTTAAAAAAGCAAAGCTATGGCAGAGAACAGAATCTTCAGAAGGTGGCAGGAATCCCCGGTGATCCGCAAGGTCGATGAGGAGAAGAGGACCGTCGAGTTCGTTGCTTCGGATAGCAGCGTAGACTCCTACGGTACCGTGCTTCCCGTTGACAAGTGGGATCTCTCCCGCTACCAGAGGAACGGCATCGTCGGCTATATGCACGATGTCTATGGCGAAAGCTGGACCAAGTCCGCCGATCCGGATGACGTGATTGGAAAGGGCGATGCCTTCGTGGAGGATGACCAGCTTGTAGTCAGGATCACCTTCGAGCCCAAGGACCTCAACGAGCGCGCGGACAAGATTTTCCGCAAGGTCCAGTTTGGCACCCTCAACGCAGTCTCCGTCGGCTTCGTGCCCACCAAGAAGGGGCACATGGGAGACGAGGAGCGCGACGAGGATCCGAAGGTCTACTATTATGGCGGTATGGAGCTGCTCGAGGTCTCCATCGTCAACATTCCCTCGAATGCAAACGCATTGAGGCGTTCCATCGAGGCCGAGCAGGCCTCCTGGGAGATCGAGGATGTAGAGAAGAAAGAAATCGACAAGCCGGCCCTGGAGCCTGAGGTTCCGGTGGAGGATGCCGACGAATATAAAGTATCACTCGCCAGGGCTCGCGCCCTTTTGGCAAAAAACAACTAATCATGAGAAATTCCAACGAAATTTCTGCCGAGCTCGATCAGAAGATGACCGAGTTCGAGGCTTGCCAGGATGCCGCTGCACGCAAGGCTCTGGCCAGCGAGATCGATGCTCTCACCGGAGAGCTCCAGGAGTCTCAGATTGCCGAGGCCGCCAGGCGCGCCCAGGCCAATCAGAGGGTCCTTTCCCCTGAGGAGAAGAAGGATCTGAAGCGCTTCTCCATTTCCAAGTTCCTCCGTCAGGCCGCATCTGACAAGCTCGACGGCGTCGAGGCTGAGATGGCCGTCGAGGGTGAGAAGGAGTTCAAGCGCTCCATCAACGGACCCGCCGAGGGCAAGTTCCTCCCGTCCTTCCTCCTCCGCTACGACTTCACCAACGCTTCCGAGTCCGGCTACGGTCAGGCATTCGTCGAGCAGACCCGTCTGACCTACCTCGAGGCTCTCCGTAATGCCATGCTCGGCACCAAGCTCGGCGTCCGTTACCTCGATGGTCTCCAGGGCAACGTCGGCATCGTCAAGGCCGGTGGTGCTACCGCCGCCTGGTATGCTGAGGAGGGTCAGGCTTCCGTCAGCAAACCTGCCTACAGCAAGCTCGTCATGAGCCCCAAGCGCCTCCAGGTCATCCAGGGCGTCACCTATGACCTCATGCATCAGTCCAGCCTCGCCGTCGATCGCCTGATCATGGACGACCTCACCGCCGCCCACGCTTCCGCTCTCGACGCCGCTATCTTCAACGGCTCCGGCTCCAGCGGTCAGCCTACCGGTGTCCTTGCAGCTGCCAGCGTCAACGACATCACCATCGGCACCGACGGCGGCCCTATCACCTACAATCTCCTCGTCCAGATGGAGACTGAGGTGGCAACCGACAACGGCCTCCTCGGTAACCTCGCCTACGTGTCCAACGCAAAGGTCCAGGGCAAGCTCAAGACCATCCCTCAGATCGCCGGCTATCCCGTCTATCTCATGGATGACGGCAAGGTCAACGGCTATCCGTTCTATATGAGCAACGCCATCCCGAGCAACCTGACCAAGGGCTCCTCGAGTGGTGTCTGCTCCGCCGTCCTCTTCGGCGCATGGTCCGAGATCCTCGTCGGTGGATGGGGCGGTCTCCAGTTCATCCTCGATCCTTACACCGCTAAGGACAAGGGCGTCCTCGAGATCTCCGCTGCCGCATACCATGATGTATGCGTCCGCCGTCCTGAGGCCTTCTGCAAGATCGACGAAGTCACTACCGCCTAAATCCTGAAGCCATGACGAAGAGGACTCCCGTAGAGCTTAACTTCAGCCCGCTGCTTGGTGGGTTTAAGCGCCACATCCGTATCACCTCTCACGACCTGGATGCCGATCTTTCCGAGAAGCTCCTGGCCGCCGTGAGGAGTGCGGAGCATCACATCGGGAAGGTGATCCTCAAGTCAAGGTTCCAGACTACTGTGGATTTTGCAAGTTCGTTCAATCTCAAGGTCCCGGTCATCGAGGTCGAGGGCCTTGAGGTGGACGGACAGGCGGTCACGGATTACGCTGTCTCGGGTCACGTGCTGACCGTGGGAGCCGGTGTCACGGGTAGCAAGATGACCGTCACCTACGTGGCGGGCTACGAGCAGATCCCCTTTGACATGAAGGCGGCCATATTCATGCACGCGGCCACTCTGTTCAACAACCCGACGGACAGCGTCGAGACGCTTGCCAAGGCGTCGAGGAACCTGCTCCGTCCTTATCGCAGCTGGGGACTCGACGATGGAGAACAAGATTAACATAGGCGAACTCGACACGAAGGTAACACTCTACTCCCCGACGGTCAGTCTTGGCTCTGAGGGCGAGAAGAGTGCTACTTTTTCCGTTCATTCGCGCGTCTTCGCAAAGGTGGACCGGACAGTCACCGATCAGCTTGCCTTTGACAACTACGACGGCAGGGACAATGCGTCCATCGTCATATACAAGGTCAAGGGCATGAATACCAGGTGGCAAGTCGGCATCGAGGGCAAGACCTATGAGATCCTGTCGATCGACTCCATCTCCCGGGTGTCTCCGCTGTGTGAGGTAAGCATTCAATCCATTGACTGATGTCTACGTCTATCCGCATAGAAGGTCTTGACGATTGCCTGAAGGCTTTCGACAGGCTTCCTGGAAATGCGCTGAGGATGACGGAGGCGGCGATGAAGGAGGCCGCGCAGCCGGTTGCTCAGATGATCCGTCGAGGGATGCCGAAGGAGTTCCGGAGGCTCATCAAGACGAAGCTGATCAAAGCCGAGAGGCGCATCACCGGTAACTCCACCGTTATCGTGGGTGCCTTCAAAGGTAAGAAGGTCTCTGACAATGCGGTCCCGGATTGGTTCAAGATGTACTGGCAGAACTACGGAACGCTGAAGCACCGTGATCCCGGTCACGAGTTCGTCTATCCAGTCAAGAAGGCAACCCGGTACAGGAGAAACAATGAGGGACAGCAGCATAAGAACTTCTTCGATGACGCCATCCGTGGGTGGGAACAGATGATTTATGACAACTTCATCGCTGCAATGAAGCGGCGCGAAAATGAATTACTGAAATGACTGAGGATATAGGAACAAAACTGATTGCGGCTTGTGCCGCCCTGGAGAACCCGATCTCCGTCTTCCTCTCGGAAGCGGAAAGCGAGGACTACCCGTATGCGGTCTATGAAGCGGACTACGTGCCTTCTTATGACAAGGACGGCGTCTACAAGATCGTCGGCGAGGTCGCGGTCAGGGGATATTCCAAGAGCGCCTCAGAGGCGGAGGCCCTGGCTTCCGCGATCGATGACGTCATTCTCACGATTTTCTCTTCCGATGGTTACACCGTCCGACAGATTTCCCAGCTCAAGAAGGACTGCCTTCAGGAGACTTGGTCGGTAGGCTACCAGTATCGTATAACCCAGTATAGAACTACAACAGCATGACAGAAGGTTACAATATTCGCATCCAGGTTAACGACAAGTATCTTATCGGCGTGACCTCGGATGAGATGTCCATCTCTCCGGTTACGAAGGAATCCATCGTGAAGGAGAACGCGGGCGTCAAGCAGGAGTCGATCGTGGGTCATACCACGACGTTCAGCATCTCCGGCCTGATCGACATGACCGGCGGCAGCGGAACCGTACTCGATAACG